AACTAGTTTTTCCACAGCCGGGGGCTCCGTAAATATACATACCACGCTTAATATCTGTGTTGTGCTTATTTTTTTCAAAATTTGTTAACATATCCGTTATCTTTTTCACATCATTATCTCTGTTTAAAATGTTTATTATATTTAATTGCTCCATGATATATTCCTGTTAGTTTTTTTATACTTTTTTCGAAATACATATGTAAACAAGACGCTTCTGCATTTGTGCGCATTGTTCTCAAACATGAAACAATCCATAAAATGAAGATAGTTTTCATATTTTGCGTTCCGAAATTTGTATCGTTTAGTTTTCCAGGTCGGATTTCGGTGCGTTGTTATGACGATAGCTAACGGAAAGTGCAAATCTTTTCTTATTATATGTCGTATATACGCATCATATAATGACTTGTCTACTAGAAACCTCTGTATTGATCCATGATAGTTAGTATAATATTCTTTGTTTGTCCAGACAAGATATGCTCTGGGAATAAATTCATATATCTCGTTTTTTAGGTCGTCGCATAGCGAACTTATTCTGTCTAATATTGTTACCATTATAATACTCAATATTATTATAATGCAGAATCAACCCAGTAGGTGTTGTATATGTCCTCACTAGTTGGTTGAAGGTGTAACACATGGGTTTTGGACACCATATGTAATTCCGTCCCAGCTTACTCCTTTCGAAATCGACCAGCGGTATTTCGAACAATCTCCGTTCGATCCTGAATAAGGAACCTTGGAAAAGTCCATAGGAGAGGTTGCAGATCCCAGATTTACCTTGTCTGTATTCACTGTGCATTTTGACCCACCGGCTCCTCCATCATACCAATAATCGGGACAATCTCCTATGATCGGAGGCCATTTTGTCTTCTTAGTAGAAGCATGTAAATTAATACCAATGACCACCAAAAGTACTATCAATAAACTAATCAATGTATAAATAACAATCGACTGGAATGTTAGGCTTGCCATATAATGTATTTATAGAATATATTTTTATAGAACTACTATATATGAATCAACAAGGACAAAATGGACGCGTGGACATAAAAACACCCAACACATGTGATTTATTCAATATGTATGACAAAATTCCTGCACATCAGTGCACTACATATAGGAATGCATTAGAAGGGCAGTGGGACACCTCAAATCTGTCAGATCAGTATTTTTCTAAAGATAATATTCAACATATACAGAATATGCTCCGCCAAGGGGTTTATGAAAAGTCCAATGGACAATATAAAATAGCCGAGCAGGATTGCGATACACTGAAAATTATCATGCGATCTATTTATTTGCAATATTCTTCTAATTTGGCAACTAATATCACACACCAGGTGGAGGCACTAAACACAATGGTCTTGAACTATTGTATCCCTCAAGTATTTAGTGAAGCCAAAGGCTATATGAAGTACTTGAGTGATGCAAGTTCCATGTATGTTCCTATGGAACACCCTGTCATGGCAAAAGAAAACGACAAACAATTGTTCCTCAAATCCTTTTTTTAACTCCTCGGATATTCAGATATCCGATTACATATGTTCATAAATTGTAACATTTATATACATATATACATATATATATGCCGACTGAGCCAGAACCTCTAGCGGAAGCGGCAAAAAATCCAGCACCAGCACCAGCACCAGCACCAGCACCAGCACCAGCACCAGCACCAGCACCAGCACCAACACCAGCACCAGCACCAGCACCAGCACCAGCACCAGCACCAGCACCAGCAGCAGCAGCACTGGCATATTCACGGGAAAATGCAAAGGCGCAGAAATTGATATTGACACAGGCAAAAAAGTGTGTGATAATAACAACCATCAATGCTACGACAGAAGCGATACGAAAGCATATGCTTAATAAGGAATATCATGTCATCATAGTCGGAGACAAAAAAACACCAGATTGTTATAAAAATGAAAATTGCACATATTTAGATATAGAAACACAGGAAAAACTTTTTCCAGAATTATCAAAGCTAATTCCATATAATCATTATGGAAGGAAGAATTTTGGTTACTTGTTCGCTATCAAACAAGGGTATGATATTATATATGAAACCGATGATGACAATATTCCATTTGATAACTTTGATGACGTATTAAATTTTGACAATACCATTGAAACTATTCAAGACACAGATAGCGCATGGATTAATATTTTTAAATATTTTACAAATAACAGCTGGATTTGGCCACGAGGATACCCATTATCATTAATCAAAAAACACCCAGAACCCGTCTTTACATTTGAAAAAAGTGAAAAGGTCGTATCCATAATAAATGGTCTCGTTGAAAATGATCCCGATGTAGACTCTTTGTTCAGATTATTATGCAATCAGGATGTTGCTTGGGAAAAGAATAAGAAAATCATAATATCAAATAAAAATATGTGTGTGTTTAACACCCAAAATACTTTTTGGGTGGATAGAAACATGTTTATTGGACTTCTGCTTCCTTGCTCAGTGACGTTTCGTTATTGTGATATTTTAAAAGGTATTATTGCAAATATGTTGTTAAGGTCTAATAATAAAAACATGGCTTATACTTCTCCTAACGTTACACAAATAAGAAACGATCATAATCTGATAGATGACTTCAAGTCAGAATACCCCATGTATATTGCAAATGAAAAAATACTGGATATATTAGATGAAAAGAAGATCGAACCATCTGTGAAATGCTTGTATTTAATTCAATCCTCAAGTGGTTTTCCCGAAGCGTATCGTAGTTTTAAAAACGATATCAAGTATGTATTATTAAATTATAAAGAGAACACTGAAGAAACTGATATATTTTTTCCAAGTAGTACATGGACGACAGGAAGAAATAAATTACGCGAATATGCATTGAAATTAAAAGAGCAATACGATTATTATATTTTTGTGGACGAAGATATAAAGTTTATTAATGATTCCCATTCTTTTAAAACTCTTGAAAACTCGCTGACCAGGTATAGACCATACATTGGAACCCCTCATTTTCATGGGTATCCAAACACATTGCATATACCATCAACTAGTAATGCTTCTTATGTCGCGATGTTTGATGGTATATGTAATGCATTTTCGAATGAAGCATTTAATAACAATAAAATATTTCCCTACATTGATACATTTGATGAAGTATCATGGCATGTTTCTCAATATATAATGATAATGCTATGTTCAGTTTATAGAAAAGGGGTAGTTCTGTTTTTTGATGTGCTAATAGAAAACACAATGCATCAGGCGTATCCGAAAAATGCATGGACCACATCAAAAGCAGACGAACGTGTTTTACAAAAAATACAAATGGATAATCCTGAGCTTAATTCATTCCATCCGACACTGAATATCACGATGAAACCACCCTGGTTTGACATTCCTAATTGGAATGCTTCACCTGAATATTTACAATGCATTCAAATGTCAGCAGATGCAGATCAGGGGAAGAAAAATGCTTCTCTGGAAAAACCAATTAGTCAAGTATACCAAAAAGAATTATTATGTAATATTTATAAAACTCTTTTTGAACATGATATTATTACACAATTAGATTTAGATATATGCATTGCGTGGTTATCACATTTTTAAGTTAAATGGTGCATTACTTCTTTTTCTTGATAACAATATTTTTCTTTGACGATTTCTTACTTGATGTGCTGGTATCCTCGCACATCATAGTTCGCATTCGCTGGTCTTTGTATTTTTCGTAAGCAAAGCGCAACTCGTTTAGTTCTGATAGCCACATCGTCTGGACGGATGTTGATTGAACAACCTCCAGCTCCGTGGTCTTGCTTTCAAAGTCGTCTAGAAGCCTCTTGGCGTTTTCAGTGGATACACTATCCATAGCCATCTTAGTGAGATACTTGTAGTCTCCATCGCTTTCAGATCTGTCATACCCTTTCTTCTCGAGCATCTCGTCGATGATGTCTTTGGACTTTCGGCGCAAATCGATGGTGTCGCTTAACACCTCTTCAATGTATTTTGCTTTGTTAGACAATACGCGCAGTTCTCGCTCAATCTCGGCGACAATATACTCTTTTCGCAGGTTATACATCTCTAACCGCTTTCCGTAGTAGTCGTATATGATGTCGTCAATTCTCGTGTATTTTTTCAACGTATCATTGTGATCAAATAGATGCATATTGTTGGTTGTGCAAGTCGTTGCCAATTTGAAGATTTTCTCCACCCCGTTGCAATCATTATCTGCTGTCGTCGCCTCTAATTGTCCCAACTTGCCCTTGTGAAGTTGGATGATAAAATCGACATTTGTATCTTTGCTCATGTCGTCATAATCTTTTACAATAGGTGTTATCTTTTTGCCGTTACTATCAGTGGTTTCGATAAGCCCCTCCAAATGCGCTTTGAAATCGTCTGTCCAGTAGCCAACCGGGAGTTCGGTTACATGGATTTTATCCACACCGATTGTCTCATATTTACCCTTTATCAGATATTTCGAGGGCGACAGCCTTCTGATGGTTCCGTCAAAGCCTTCATAGTAAGGCATAAAGTCGAGATTGTCGGGATCACCCACACTATGTTCGTTGTTTAGTATCTTCTCCAACACGTTTATAATGTCAATTGGATTATAAGGTAAGATGTCTGTGCTGAACCCTGTCCCTATTCCTTTGGCCCCGTTGACCAAAACCAATGGTAAGATAGGTGCATAGTAGATAGGTTCCACCGACTGCCCATCGTCATCCAGGTATTTGAGAATATTGTCATCACTTGCGGGAAATATCTTGCGCGTTATTTCTTGTAGATATGTAAATATATATCTTTCAGATGCACTATCCTTACCTCCCTGCAATCGCGTTCCAAACTGACCACTTGGAACAAGCAGGTTAATATTGTTCGACCCTACAAAGGTCTGTGCCATCCCTACAATTGCAGAATTCAGCGACGCTTCGCCGTGATGATATCCCGAATGTTCAGATACATACCCCGAAAACTGCGCAACCTTTATTTCGCTTGTTAGCCTCTTTTTAAATGACGCAAATAGGATTTTACGAAGACTTATCTTAAGTCCGTCCATCAAATTGGGGATGCTGCGATCACAATCATATTTGGAAAAGTGAATAAACTCCTTGTTGATGAATTCGTCGTATGTGACGTTGTCCTTTCCGGTATCGAGATAGCTGCCTCGGTCATACCCAGATAACCACGTCTTCCTGTCATCCGATCTTTTTTTGTTGAAGATCATATCGATGGCGTCGTTGGATGTTTCAGCAACATGCTCGAACCCTACTATCTTCTTCTTCTCGAAGTATTCGCGGAATTCCTTGCCTGTGCTGGTGCCCAATCCCTTGTAATATTTGATATTCCACCCTCGAGGGTCGTTATTTTGTGTTTCAAGCCACGCATCGTATTCACCAGTGTTATAAAATATGAGTTCCTGGACTCCCTTTCGAGCCTTGAGAATAGGAGTGTTCATAAATCCAATAAAACCAGGAATGAGAGTGAGACTTGGCCAAATTGTTTGAAACAAATTCACACCCAACCCCTTGATGTGACTACCATCCAAATCCTGGTCCGTCATGAATAATATTCTGCCATAACGAAGGGACTTATGCACTTGGTCTATAGTCTTGTATTCTTTACCCGTCTCCAACCCTATAATTTTTTTGAGATCTGAAATTTCTTTGTTGTCGGTTATCTTCTTTGTGGTTTCTCCGCGCACATTCATAATTTTGCCCTTCATCGGATAAACCCCGAAGATATTCCGATCGGTCGAAGACAATCCGGACACAATTCCAGCTTTTGCTGAATCTCCCTCGCAAAATATGATGGTGCATTGGCTGGATTTGTCTGTTCCAGCCCAATTGGCATCAATCAGTTTGTGAATGCCTCTCACGTTTTTCGTCTTAGCACCATCGGTCTTTTTTGCGGCCTTTGTCTCCTTTACTTCGGTAAGAGCGCATGCCGCATCCATCACACCCATTTTGGCAACCTTGTCAATAAATTTATCGGATACCACGCAAGAAGATCCGAACTTCGCGCTTGGGGTGTTCAGGTAATCTTTAGTCTGACTATCAAAAGCCGGATTTTCAACGTCGCATCTCAGAAACAGAATCAGCTGCTCTTTGATTGACGTGGCATTGACGCTCACCTTTTTCTTTTTTTCAATGTATCCGGTGAGCTTCCTCACTATCTGGTTCAATACATAATCTACATGTTTTCCTCCTTTGGAAGTATGAATACCATTCACATAAGATACTTGTTGAAACTCGTGAGTTGGGCTCAACGCAACCGCGTATTCCCAACGACCATTCTCATGGTCCTCGTGAACTCGTTGGTTCTCTGTTTTGTCTCCAATATACATGTCAATGTATTGGGGAAAAGTCTTCACCGAGACAACCTGGGAGTTGTATTTCACCTTGATGTTCTTGTCTGTGATTGCCGCCACATCGTATATCCTTTTTATCAGGATGTTCTTCATATCGTCACTAAGACCTGAAATACCAAAACGCGCAAAGTCTGGTTTGAATGTCACCTTGGTGTATGGTTTGGTTTTGCATTTAGTAATTTTAGGCTTGCCGATTTCATCTAGATTTTTCGAAAAAGATTGGACATATTTCAGACCCCGAGTATGGTCAATGGTCTCGATTGACCCTTCGCTGGACCATATTAACACAAGTTTGAACCCGAACCCGTTTTTTCCACCCACGATCTTTTTCTCATCTTTGTTGTAGTTCGTGCTAGTGCGCAAGTGACCAAAGATAAGTTCCGGAATCCAGATATTGTATTCTGGGTGCATCGCAATATCGATGCCGTTTCCGTCATTTGTCATGGTAATAGTGCCGTCGTCTTGAATTCCAATATCAATATAACTGACCGGCAACGAGTTCTCCTTTTTGTCTTTAATCGCCTGTTTCATTCTCACCACGTGGTCGCGACAATTTACAATCCCCTCATCGAACAGCTTGTAGAGGCCTGGAATATATGACACCGATTTTTGAACAATTTTATTGGTTTCATTTTCAAATAGGTATAACTCGCTATCAACATTTTCTACAGAGCCAATATACGTGTCAGGATTATCCAGAATGTGTTCCTTGTCCGTCTTCTGCTGATATTTTTCAGCAATATCATTGTTGGCAACTTTACTCATTTTAGTATGTCCTAAATGAATATTTTTATATCAATTCATTTTTCTTTTATTTTGTCTATGTAGATTGTATAGCCATGAGTAACTCACACGACTATGGATCTCATTATGCAATAATAAAAGCCAAAGGATTGTATTATCCCAGTCAGGAAAAAATGTACGAGACGTGCATCAACAAAACTAAGGGGATTACTGCGATGAATTCGGGATGTCGTATAAACAAAAAGCTACCCGGAACTTTGGGGTCGCCCGATGCTATATCTAGGAAGGAATACGAGACGATTTTATTAACGGGTCATGGAAAAGGAAACACATGTGCCCGGTTTGTCCTCAATGCAGACGCGAATGGACAAAGACAAGGACAGCCTGGCGGAATTCCCCCTCCAATCAGAAACAGATTTTGAAATGAAATAATGCATATACACGATATCACATGCATTATTTTAGACTACAATGTCAGTTACCACTTTATTGGTCGGGAAGATCACCTCCAGCTCTCTTCCTTCGTCTTTTTCCACCAGCTTGACCAGCCACTTCCTGAAGGGCCACTCCGCTAGTTCCTACACCTTGGCCATCAAAGTTGGACGGGGAGAGGGGCATATGGCCAGAAAATCCTCCTGCTTGACCAGCCACTTCCTGAAGGGCCACTCCGCTAGTTCCTACACCTTGGCCATCAAAGTTGGATGGGGAAAGGGGCATATGACCGGCAAATCCTCCGCGCAGTTTTCTAGATTTAGACTTACGAGACTTCTTTCCATTTGTCTTACGAGACTTCTTTCCCTTTGTCTTACGAGACTTTCCGTTAAGCATTACGAACCCAAACTTCCCCTTTCTAGTTCCAAACCCAGCTTTTACTAGACGATTATCCTTCTTGGCGCTAAAATGCTTTGACTTACTGACAATGCGACCATTTTTTGTCATGAATAGGTCTTTCTTTTTCAATCCTCCAGATGTGTGGTGCGCCGTTCCATTATATACTTGGCGACGACTACCAATCACTAAATCATACTTGGCTCTCTCGGCTTTCGAAAGATTAGTCATTATAGAATAATACGAGAAAAAAATATAAATTAAGCGGGGGAAAACACAAGACAATTAGTGAATATCAACGTAAAAAATATATATGCCATGTTATATATATAAATGAAAATATTTTCTTCAGGTTCTTGCCGTTTAGTAGCGACAATAAATAATGGTTATGCTAAAGTTGTTCCAATACATTCTATGTTTCATAATTTTGTAGGAATAAATTTTTTAGGTAAATTACATAATACTAAACAACATATTCAATTTATAAAATTTATAAAAGATGAAATTACATTACCAGATGATATATTATCAAAATTTTTAACATCTTATTCTAATAGATTTATTAATAGGTGTGGAGATAGATCATTACTTCCATTAAAAAAAGATAATATAAAAAAACAATTTGATGAATGTGAATGGTATTTATTTGAAATATGTTCATTAAAATTATACAAGAATAAAGGGTTTGAGGTTCAGTTTGAACTTACAAATGAATATAATTATATATTACAAACAGAAGAAGAATTACTTGAAGATTTACAAGTAATTAGACAATTAATACCATTCAATAAAAAAATA